TTGCTTTTGCTGATGAGCCCGTTCCGCTGCCAACTATAAAATATCCACTTCCAGATATATAGAATGATGTATCCCCCTTTTCTACATTGTAGCGTCCTACTACTGTTTGGTAGTAATTAGATATTGTGTTGCTCCCAGCAGCATGTGAATACCATCCTTTTGCTGTTGTGCCCCTACCTTCAGCGTGCGATTCATTTCCACTTGCTGTTGTATTCCAGCCCTCAGCATGCGCACTTGTACCACTTGCAGTGGTTGATTCACCTTCAGCGTGCGATCTTGTTCCGCTTGCTATGGTTGATTCACCTTCAGCATGTGAGTACGTTCCGCTTGCTATCGTGCCCTCCCCTTCAGCGTGTGATCTTGTTCCGCTTGCTGTCGTGTTGTACCCTTCAGCATGTGCGTAAGTATTACTTGCTGTGTTATTTTGACCCTCACAAGTTGCATAATCTCCTACACTCGTATTTTCTTTTTGGCCAGTTCTTATATATCCGGCACTATTACCAGTCCCGCCGCTTGTTATTGGTATCACTCCACCGGACGCATTAGAAAAATCTTTATTCAATTTGTTGTCTAAAGCCGTCGTAATTCCCAAATTACTTAAAGCATCAGCCGCGGTTGTTGCTCCAGTTCCGCCGTTGGCTATTGGCACGGCTCCACTTGAAACATTGGAAAAATCTTTATTCAATTTGTTGTCTAAAGCTGTCGTAATCCCCAAATTACTTAAGGCTTGGGTAGCCGTCGTTGCTCCGGTTCCACCGTTAGCTATTGGTATTGCCCCACTTGAAATATTAGAAAAGTCTTTTTCTAGTTTATCATTTAAGGCCGCATCAATAATATCGGCATTCCCATTGAAATCTTGTATGTTATAAAAATTTGTGTCATCAGGTTTTTTAAGATTGTAATTTTCTGTATAATCAGCCATTTGTCAAATTCCCCTTTCTTAAGTTTTTATGATCATAAGCCGTTAATTCTCGATAAGTTAACGGTGTTAAAGCTAAATATTTATTATAGTTTGCCGGATTCAAATCTTCCTCCCTTAATTCACTATGCAAGTACTCTTCTAGTTCTTCATGCGTAAACGGTTCTAAAATCAAATATTGATTCCAAAGCAAAGACAAATCGATTATCAAATTTGCCGGCACTACTTTTCTTAGCAAACTATCAACTTCATTATACTGCTTTCTAACGCTCAATGCAAGCCTAACAACTAGTTTATATTCGTTATTAATTAATTCGCAAGTATAATCATCGCCGCAAAGCGCATATAGCATATTTTTTAATTGTCTAAAAGTAAAAGGCAAATCCACGTTTATTCGCGCTAATATTCTAAAACGTCTATCGTCTAGTGTGTCCGTTCCCATTGGTACTATGTTTAAAATATTTTCCCAACGCTTGCATCCTTCCTCTGTCAAAGTTTTTATAAATTGGTTATCTAAAACGTCTTTATGAGCCGCCCATAAATTATTTATTTCCGGGTTTTCTGCATCGGCTATTTTTTCAAACTCCAAAATTCTTTTTATAACTAACGGCCAATAATCTTTTATATCTATGTTTTCTCTTTCCACACTAAAACCCCCAGCATTATATTTCAATTTTAAGGCGTCAAATCGACGCAAGAATCGCTTTTATTTATTTTTTGGTATTATTTATCGCCTATTTTTTTTGTATCTAGAAAGGCAAATCTGAATCATCTAAAATATCAGTTATATTATTGCCCTCTACTTTTTGCCCTGTGCCTGCTCCTGTAAAATAATGTTCTTCTACTATTACCTCGGTTGTCCATATTCTTTGACCTTCTTGGTTTGTATAACTTCTAACCCTAATTTCGCCACAAATACAAATCATTTTGCCTTTTTGTAGATATTTTTGAGCAAACTCGCCAGTTTTTCCAAAAGCCACGCAATTCACAAAATCTGCGTCCGGCTCGTTTTCGCGTTTAATTTTTCGAGGTACTGCCAAAGTATAATGCGCAATAGCTAAAGGCGTATCACCTTGGCTATATCTGACCTCCGGGTCACGTGTTAACCGGCCCATTAAAATTACTTTATTCACTAAAAAAACTCCTTTTATTCTAAGCTGGACAAAGACCCCAAAATTACTATATTATTTGGCTGTGCTTGATAATTTGCCGCCAACTCATTAAGCTCTGTGTCCGCAACGTCTATTATACCAGACACATTTAATAAATGCGTCTCAATTTGTGAGATTCTAACAATAATATTATTTTGGTTCTCCCAATCTGTATTAAGCTCTAAAAAATAATCATTTATAACTTGACGGGCGTTTGCTTCAACGTCAGCCCAAACATAGCCGTCTTCTAAAGTTATATTTGATACAATATTAATCGTTTCTTCGCCAACGGCTTCAACGGTAACAACGTGGCCAATTGGGGCAATTCCCAAACCTTCGCCCTGGTTTTGTACAGGGTCAATTAAAGTTTGTACTTGATTAACTAAATCCGTGCTGGGTTTACTAAAAGTAGAATCTATTATAACTAATTTAACCGTACCGCCGCCGTTCCAAATTGGGTAAACTTTAACGCCACCAACGCCATTTATTTTTTTTGTTTTTTGTCTATAATCCGTAATATTCCCGCCGTAAGCCTGTTTGTCAAAGCTTTCAAAATATCTTTGTCTAAATTCATCTGTGCCCTCTTCATCTTCGCCGGGCGTCAATATTTGCACTATTTCGGCTCTTTGTAAATCCTCGATATAATCAATTGGTACTAAATCACCAAGATTATAATTTGCTGATGCCCCTGGTGTTTCACATTCTAAAATATATTGGCCCTCCACTGGTAAATCTGACATATAATATTGCCCCGTCACAATATAATTTAAATCATCTAAAGAAAATCTTGAACCAACGGGTAAAATCGTTGTTATTGGTACTACTTGGGCTTTTACTGTTGCTTTTGTAGCCTCATAAGGCGCTAAACCTCTCTCAGCTGCTCGTTTTATTAAAAATTCGCGGCTTGCCGTATTTGCAAATCCTTCATTTAGAATTACATCTAAATTTATATACATATTTTGTAATTCAACGGCTGCCGGGGCCAATGCGTTATATATAACTGACCCTTGCCGTTTATCTATCGTATTTGGTACGCGTGACATCATATTATTCATTATTTGCTCAAATGTATATTCTTCAAACATAATATTTTACCTCCCCCGGTTTTTTCTGTTTTTATTTTACTTATTTTATCATATTTGGTAAGAAATACCACAAAAAAATACTTGCATTTGCTTATTTTTTATGTTATAATTATATAAATTTTTGGAGGTGAACAAATGAGCAAGAATATAAAAATAAGTTATACCCCGCGTGGTGATACTATATTTAAGTCAATATTTGGTGATGAAAGAAACGTTAATATTTTGGCGGCTTTTTTAAGACATGTTTTCGAGCAAAGCCCCGTTAAAATTGAATTTTCGGAGATAATTATTATTAACCCAGATTTGCCAGTTGAGAGCAAAGATGAAAGAAGTAGCACTGTTGACATCTTGGCAAAAACTGAAGACGGACGATTAATAGATGTAGAAATTCAAATCGCCAATCATCATGACATGATAAAAAGAAGCGTATATTACGCTTCAAAAATGACAGCAAAACAGGTACATAAAAACGGTGATAAAAAAAATAGATATTTAAATATCAAATCGTCTATTATAATCTCGATAGTAGATTTTAAAATCTTTGAAGATGATGAGCCGTATTTTAATCCGCTTGTTTGGTATAATTTGGCAACTAATAAAATAGCTACCGATGTTGAGCTAATATATATTTTAGAATTACCAAAAATACCACCGAATGACGATAATAAAAAACTTTGGACATGGTTAAAATTTCTTAAGTCAAATACGGTGGAAGAAGCTGAAAGTCTAAAAAATAAAATCCCGGAGGTTGATCAAGCTATGAATATATATAAAAAATACATGTCTGATGAAGAATATAAAGACTATATAGAAACCCGCGAGCTTATGGCTGAGATGGATGAAAACGAACGTCTTGCTGAAGCTGAAGAAAAAGGGCTTGCTAAAGGGCTTGCTAAAGGCGAAACCAACGCCAAAATTGAACTTGCTGTAAAACTAATAAAAACCGGCAAAATGTCACTTGATGAAGCAATAATCTTTTGTGGGTTAGATAAAAACCAAGAAGAGCAAATTAAAAAACTTTTAAACCAGTAAAATCCCGGAGGTTGATCAAGCTATGAATATATATAAAAAATATATGTCTGACGAAGAATTTAAAGCTGAATATGAGTATTGGCTAAAATACGAGCGCGAAAAATATTTACACGGTAAAAAGGGCTTTGAAGAAGGTCTTGAAGTTGGTGAGACAAAAAAGGCTATTGAACTCGCTGCAAAACTAGTAAAAACTGGCAAAATGTCACTTGAAGAGGCATTATCTTTTAGTGGTCTGGATAAAAGCAGCGAACAAGAAATTAAGACGCTTTTAAACGAAAAGCCAGAATAAAAACATTGCCATGGAGGTAAATATCTTGACTTTAAAAAAACTAAGTGCTGATGAAGAGTTTAAAGCCGAATACGAGTATTGGCTAAAATACGAGCGCGAAAAATATTTACACGGCAAAAAGGGCTTTCAAGAAGGTCTTGAGGTTGGTGAGACAAAAAAGGCTATTGAAGACGTGATAAATCTTATGCAAGAATTGAATTTATCATTGGACAAAGCAATGACGATCTTAAAAGTCGATATATCATATAAATCACAAATAGAAGCTAAGTTAAAAGAACTTGGCATAAAATAAACTCTGGGGCAAATGCCCCAGCTTTTTTTGCCTTGCGTTGACTTTTCTAAAACATATTCTTTTATCAAAAAGGGCGGTTCCCCGCCCTTTTACGTTTATTTGTTTTGAGAAAAAAATTCTTTACTTGATTGTGTTTTTTTGGCTGTGTTTTATTTGCCTAAACTTTTTTGCCTGTTTTTTTCGTTAAGACAAATAAATTATACATTTTTTGTCTCAAGATTACAACAAAAAACAGCCTTAAAGGCTGTTCTTGGGTTTCATTTTTTTTGCTTTTTTAAACTTATCTTTTCGGAGGCTTTGATTGAAAAAAATAAAAAATATAAAATAAAGGAGATTGAACCATAATTTGAGGGTTTTGCCCTCATCAATAATTATATACGCCTAATACTTGTGTGTCAAGTTGTTCAGTTAATTTTTCAGTCAAATTATTTATAACACCGTCAATGTCTAAACTTGAATTAATAGCGTTATTATTTGTCATATCTATTTTTATTTCTGCCGTTGTTATTTTATTTATAGCTTCTTTTTCAGCTATGTCACGTAAATATTTTAGATCTTCAGCGGTTGTTGCCAATTGATTATTTAGATCACTGGTATTTTTTGCCGTATCAGCCGTATTTGAAGCAAGACTATCTAACCCCGTAACCAAACCGTTATTAACAAACTTTTGGGCCGCGTTACTTACTTTATTTTCTAAAGATACCCCAAAATCATAGCCCTTTTGATAAGCATTATCTATTGATTTCATACGTGCTACAGAAAAATAATTTTCGGGTTGCGAATTTATTGCTGATTGCCGGGCTTGGTTTGCTAGATTTCTAAAAGTACCCGTTATTGATGTCGTTTGATCCATCAAGTTTGCTTTGCCCAACCCAATTTTGCTTGCTAAATCAGCGCCTATTAAGTCAATTACTTTATTCCAACCACTAATGACGAAATTTATAGCTTTTGTCATAGCATTTGCTATATTTGTCGCAACTTTGTCCCAACAAGTTGTAATATCGGCCGCCAAATCAAAAATAAAGGCTGAAAAATTAGAAAATAAAATTTTTACTGATTCTACAGGGTGAGCCCAAACATTGGCAAAAAACTCTACTAAAGACGCAAAAGCATCCCAAATACGCGCTACTATGTTATATATAATAGAATACAGCTGCATAAACGTTCCGGCTATAAAGCCCGTCGCACTTACAGTTGCACCAGTCATATCATTTATTTTTTTGATCACATAATTTATAGCTAGTACTATACCAGAAACTGCCAAAACTACTAAACTAATTGGGCTTGTTAAAAGAGAAAAAGCTACACCCAGACCCAAAACAGCCGCGGTTATACCTAATATAACTCCTGCCATACTAGAAAAATTTGGAAATGTACTTTCAAAAAACTCATATACGCGGTTACCTATGTCTAAAATAACCCCTGAAATAACGCTTAACGTTTGAATCATTGGGCTCAAAATATCTGATATACCCAATAAAACATTTTGTATAAAAGGCATATTTTTATTTATCGTGTCGAACAAAGTCACAACGCTTTGAGATAGCCGTGCTCCTATTTGTTCTTGTATATCACCTAAAGCGTTTTTAAACTGCGTTATTTTGCCTGTTGGTGTATTACTCATAGTCTCGTATAAATTACCCCAACTTGCATTAATTACTTGTGCTATTGTTTCTGCTTTTTGCATATCTTGAGATAGATCCATATATCTATTACCCAAAACTTCTATTAATTGGGCTTGTGTTGCCGTTCCTTCTATTATTGCTTTTTGGCTTTCTGTAAACTCAAAGCCTTTTTTTGTCATAGCCTCATAAGACCCTATAGTTACTTTGCCTAAATTAGTTGCATAATTTATCATTTGTTGTGGGTCAACCGCTTGCCCGTTACTCATACCTATCGCGTAATTTGACAAAGTATCCATCATTTTTTCTATCGCGCTAACATCCGTCATATACGTTGCTAATTCTGCGGCGGCTGATATCATAGCTTCATCGCCAAAAATACCCTTTGTTTGTATACTAGCCGCTTTTTGAGTTAATTTATCAAAAGCATCACTAGCCGCCCCCATGTTTCCTAAAGTTACGCCAAGTTGTAATTCAGCATTATTTTGAGTAGCCATTGAATCTAAACTTGATTTAACAAAATCCGCAATTTTCTTGCCAATAAATAAACCGCCTATAGTTTGAGCTATATTTTTGAATTTGCCCAACAAATTTTCAGTAGCTCTACTGCTATTTTCAATCTCATTAGAAAATTGTTTTTGTTGGTTGCTCATTTTATTTATATTATTCGTTATTTGCTCCATTTTGTTTCTTGTTTTGTCTAACTCTTGAGTGTTAGCCGCCAATTTTGACGCGCGCCCCATATTTTCAAAGGCATTCACTGTTTTTTCTATCTTGTTTGTTATTTTAGTAAACGTACCCGTTAAGTTTTCTATTATTTTTATATTACTGGTTATAGTTGCCACTTAATCACCGCCTTTTTATTGATTTTTTTGCTTTTTGATTTTGTTTTCTATCATTTTCTATTTTTATATCTATACAGGCTATTACAAAAGCCTTTTCGGCTATGTCTAAATTTACAAATTGGGACGGTAATATTTTGAGTTTATGCAAAGCAAAATAAGCATAATTTGACTCAAAATCACCGCCCAGTATTAGTTTTTTGCTTCTTCGACTAAAACACCTATATTTTTTTCAAAAGCACATATTTCCTCTATCTTGCCCAAATAGTCTGTATATTCGCCCGGCAACAACATTTTTTTTAACAATTCTTCGGCGCTCATTGCTCCATACGAATTTTGCAAGTCTACATCATTCAAATTTGGGTATGCGGTACATGCTGCTGCTAGTAAACAAGCGTATTTAGCTCCGTCTAGCTCGTTTTGAATTACACCACGCTTTATTTGTACCCTTTTCATAGCTTGTTTTTTTAGCTCTTCGCCTATTTCAGAACTAACTGGTATTATTTCCCATTCTATCGGTTTTTTGTTTTCGTCCAAAAAACGATCTGAAGCAACATATTTTATACTTTCTGTTTTTAGCGCGTTTTCTTTAAAAAAGCCTCTTAAATTTGAACTCATTTTTTAATCCCCTTTGTTAAACAGCCGCCTTCTTATTTAAGTCGGCGGCATACATAAAAGTCAAGAAATTACAGCATGCCTGTCAAATTTTCAAACGGTCTAACTATAGAATAATCTTCAAAAGTGAAATCAACGCTTGAATCTAGATATTCTGCGTCAGCGTCAAATTTTGCTAAAGTTCCACCGTCTAAGTTACAACCGCGCAAAATTACAATCTGCGACCCTACTTCTGACGTTGGGTCTTCATTTTTTATTTGTATATCAAAATACAAATCTTCGCCGCTGTCTTTATATTTTTCCATTAACTTGCCAAACATTGACGTATTGAAATGAAAAGTAGCTGAGCCCGTTCCATTCCAACTTGTAGACTTATGACCACGGCCAGTTTGTCCCAAAATTGGCACTTCTACCTTATTTTTTGTTATTGTAGCCTCTAAATTTATTGCCTGCATAAAATTATATCTATTACCATCTATAGTAACAAAACACTCTGCCAAAGAAGCGGATATGCTATCTTTTGCGTTCATTCTTGTCAAAGTTACCACCCCTTTTATTCTATTTTGCAAATCATATATAGCTGAGCCATACAGTTTATTGGCGTTATATTGTCATATATGACAACAGATTTCTTTGTTGGCCCTTTCTCAACGGTTATATCTTCAGTACTAAAATCTTCTATAGCTCCAATTCCGTCTAGTACTTTATGATATTTAACAATTTCGTTCCACAAAGAAACGCGCCCGCTTTCATCATTGGGTATTAATCCAAGATAACGCGTATTAAATATAGCCGCAATATCATTTCCTATTTGGTCCATTACCCTTATAGTTTGGTTATATTTAAAGTCTTCACCCTTCTCGTCGGTAAAACTTGTAAGCGTATTAATGTCTTCCAATACGCGTATTTCATCACCAACTTTATGAAAAACAAACTTTCCAGCGTCTAAAGCGTCTTCTAATTGTGACTGAGTATAAGAAACATTAATATCATAAGCGCCGTTATACTTTTTATTTGTATTTGATTTATTTATAGCGCATCCGGCTTCCGCACCGGTTACCCAATAAACTAAATTACCTGCTTCGCCGCTTTGAGCATTATTTATAGTGTTTTCAACTGATATAACGCCCTCATAATCCGCGGACGAATAATTATATAAAACGCATTGAAACTTTACGCCCATTTCATCACGTAATCTACGAGTAAAGGCCGCAAATAAGCTTTTTACTGCTGAATCTGTTCCAGCATACCCAATAGTGTTAAATGAGTAAGGTTCTATCGCGGCTAAAAAGTCCACGTAGTCCACGCTTGTTATTGTTGGGTTTGTTCCACTTGTCAATGTAATTGTGCCTGCTGATAAGCTTACATCTTCTATCCAGTCAACAAAATTATTTTCGGCTAAATCGTCGGTTTTTGCAGTCGCGCTATTAACCTCTTGAGTATCAACCAAAACATTATCTAAAAAGGTCTGTACTCTATAGCCCGTGGTTGTCTCATCGTCAACTATTGCCGTGGTAACTATTTTTATTTTATTTCCCAAAGTACCAGGATATTTAGCCGTTGCCAAGCTACCAGACGCTTTTACGCCGTTACTACCCAAACGATATATATAAAGCGTTCTAGCATTTAAAAATAGTTCTCTTATTGGCTTTAATTCATCTGAAGAATAATTTAAGCCAAAAAGCTCAAAGGCTTTATCTTGAAAATCTCCAGCCGTTAAGGTTATTACCTTACCAGTCTCGCCCCAGTCTAAAGCCAAGGGTATTGCCGCATAACCTCGTTCGCTCAAGGCTAATGTCGCGCGGCTTGCTGATACAAAATTTATATAACTACCCGGCAATTTTTTTTCGCCTATAGTTACAAAAGTTCCGCCACCTAATGCCATTTTTATTTACCTCTTGTATTTATTTTTATTCCTTCCATTTTATCAATTATAACATCTTCTGCCCTTAAAATCAAATTATAATCAACATAAAAATGTAAAACTTCATCAATGACTTTGTACTCCATATTTGTGCCGTGTAGCTTATCATTATCTTCTGTATCTATGAATTCAAGTATACTAAACAAATTAAAACTTTTTGTATTAAAATCTTCGGTTTTGGCTATTTGATCGCTAAAATACAAAACATCAAACGTATTCTTAAAATAGTATCTTGGGGGTATTATTGGCCTTAAGCTTGATTCTACGTGTTTTATCAAAAAGCAAGGTTCTTTTAAATCTTGTTCGACCTGCTCCGTATATATTTCGTAGTCATTGCCAAAGTTGGGGTATATTGCGTTACTTATCGCATTAATTATTTTATTGATCATTCTAAATCTTTAATGCTATAGGCTTTCCATTGCCAACTTTTTTTTCAAATTCTACATTATAGCCATAAGTAACATAAAAACGCATAAGCCCATCGTCTAATTCCCAACTTGCACTTAAGGCGTCTACTCTTTTATCGCTATTAAAGAGCAAATCTTCTACTACCAAATCTATAAATAACAAATCACAAAGATTTAAATAATCTTCTTCTAAAATATTATAACAAGTTATTCTAACTATAGCAGTTAAATAATATAAATTTGGCGCTTTACGTATTGCAGCCCCCTGCTCTTTTAGATCTACAAAAAGATATCCAGCTTTCCCTGGTAAATCATTCCAATTTGCCACACGTATACCTTCAATATATTCATCGCCATCTTTTCGTAAAATATTGTAAACTGCATTTTTAATCTCTGTTTTAGTTATCATTTAATAATCGCTCCAAAGCTTTATTAACTTGTTTTTCGGCTATCTTTTGGTATATATCGCTTATCTCTTTTTCAGATTTTGTAAGCATATATTTACCATCTACCCAACCTTTATTTTTTGGTTTTCTATGACCAAATTCGACATAAGCCGCATATTCTGTTTGGTTAAAAACGGTTTCTTGATAGCCATTTTTTATTTGCCTGCCGCTTCTTGACCAATTTCGGCGCAAATTTCCGGTTTTAACCGGCGTTCTATATCTTACCCGCCTCAACAATAACAAAGCCGTTTCCTTAGCTATTTTCTCGCATAGCTCTATTTTTTGTCTTTTAGTAAAATCTTTTATTTTATTTCTTAGTTGTTTTAAGGCGGCAATATTCATTTTTAATTCCATTTTTTAATTAGACTATTTAACCTTATTTTAATTATATTTTTAAACATCCCTTATTAAGCCCACTTATCAAAAAGTTCTAATTCTAACTCTTGATGATTACGATAAATAGCCGGTTGGCTGCTAGCTTTATATACTTCTGTTTTGTTATTTTGTGTAACTTCTATTTTACAGCCTGGGGGTATAACGGGCTCGGGTGCTAAAAATAATTTTATAATTTGTCTTTTCTTTGCGGCACCGTCTTGGTTTTGGTTTTGGTCAAAAATAGAATATGACAATCTGCAAGGTTGGGACGCATATAATATTGCTTCTGAAAAGTCTTGTTGCTTGGTTTGTGGATTAAAAGTCTTTTGTTTTACTTTTATATCACACGTTCCCAAATAAAGGCTTTCAATCGCTTCCCTTATGTTTTCCATTGTTATCATATTACCACTCCATTTTTCTATATTTATATAATTCTTCTTTGTCTAAAGTGCTTAACTGAGTTAAGTAAGAATTCACTATTTGTTCACGGCTTTGGCCGCCGTCAGTGGCATAAGTGACTGAGGTATCACCTTCGGTCACGCTTTTAATGTCTATTTTGCTTATATCTATATCATCAAGATTGAGCACTCCCGTGTTTAATTTCATTAATAGTAATTCAGCACAAATTTTATCTACCACCTTATATTTCAAGGTTTCAAACTCATTATCAAATAAATCTTCTACCTCATAAGGTACTTTGTCAATATTACATATGTTTTTTATTTCATCTATCGTTTTATTTCTCAAGACAAAAATCACTGATCCATCCGCTTGACTTGGTCGGTACCCAAACTGCTGTAAACGTTCTATTACTTCTGAATAAATATCAAACATAATAAACACCCCTTTTGCCCTTTTTTTTACTCCACATAACTATTATATCACATTCAAAGCCCTTCACGTTTGGGTTTTTAAATAATTAATTCTTGTTCTATGTCGCCAAAAATACTCTTAACCGTAAAAGTTACCTTGACTTTATTTTTATTAATATCAAAAGCAAAATTTGAAACCTCCGTAATTCTTGTATCTTGAATTAAAGCGTCTGAGATTCTCATCTGAATAGTTTGCAAAATATCTTTTGGGTTTTGGCCTATTAGATCTTTGATTTGAAAACCGTAATCCCAATCATAAATCAAGTAATCATAACGTTCTGTATTTAAAATAAAATAAATAGTTTGTTTTAAGGCTTCTATATCGTCCGTAAAACCTTTTAATCTATCTTTTAAATATATAAGACGATAAGTATTTGAAGGCTGTTCTACAAGCTCAAAATCGCTTATATCGTCATTATTTGTTGGTAGTAACATTATGACCTCCTTTTTCAATAAGACGCTTTTGGAAGCGTCTTTTTATCAAGCATTTTTTTTATTGTGCCCAAGTAGTCCAACATGTATTTACCTCTTGTAAAAACTTGATACTTAAATTTGTCGTAAGAAATAGATTTTGGTCCATTTTTGTCTAACAAAAATTTTTTTAAGGTTTTGAAGGGCAAACAAAAATAAGTATCGTTAAACACAAAATGAACGAGTAAAAACGAAAGGCCTTTTTGTTGGGCGAACTTATCCATAAATTTTATTTGGTGTTCTTGAATATTTCGCAAGGGTAGATTTTTCAATTTAGTTTCTTTAGCGTCAAAGCATATAGGGCGCCCCTGAAAAGCGCCTATATAATCAACAGTACTTTTACGCTCAAAGTAAGCTAATGATATAGTGCCGTCGTTTTTATTGGTACTGACGGGTCTTATCGGCGTTGGTATTTTTTGAATCAAGGCCAAATTATTATTTGCATATATTGTATTTGT